CGCCCGGCCCTGCGTTTCTTCTGGGTGGGCTTAGCGTGGTAGGTGTTGTATTCGTTCTTGTAATTCCTATCCATTGGGCGCCATGGCTACTATTCGATCTACATTATCATCATGGAATGGCAGTGCGTTCACCAGTTCGTGGAGTGGGGAGCTCTCTGTGACCACGGCACTCACGTTGTTATCTTTGAGGAACTGCCTGACTGTTGATAGGTCTGCGGTTGTTGCCTCTCCTGACTTAACACGCATCAAGAACTCATCTATGAGGAGGTCCTGGAGCTCGTATAGTTTGTCTGATTTATCCATATTATTTAATTTCCTTAATGATTTTGATAGCAAGGTAAGTTAGTGTGGCTAGTCCTACACAGATAGCAACAACCGCATTAACACTTTCAAGCGTAAGGGTCCCAAGGAGTCCTGTGAATCCAATAAGTGAGGGCATGTATGATGAGTTCATGTTACTGGGCTTTGTAAGAGTCAATGAGGCGCTGTTGGAGCTCTGGGTTCTCTTCCAAGACTTGTCTTTTAGCCGCAACATTGTATGCAGTAATGATTCTTCTGATTGCTTTTGCTTTCGGGCTTGAAGAAGATAGAGAATTCCTTGAGTCGGACTCAGGCAATGACTGGTATCGTTTGTCTTTAAACATAGTTCCGAGTCGATCTCGCAGAGTTTTCCCTCCAAGCTTCTGAGTCCCCACAAGTTCCATTAGTCTCGCATATGTTTGTTGTTTTGTGACAGGGTTGTAGTGATCACGCATGTCCAAGTCCTCAAAGCCTTGCCTAAGAGTAGTAGAGGGTTTTCCAAAACCAGCGCCTAAGTTCCCTAATTCATAATCTACAATATTCTTTGCGACATCTTTTGAGTAAACGGGATCAACCAGGCCTTTAAGTCCTCCTGAAGACTCGAGGGTCTCAACGTCTCCTAAGAAATTATACCGAGGTGGGAGGTTACCCGCTAAGCCTGGTGTTCTTTTAATCATGTAATCCATGATCCCTCTAACTTCTCTGAGTGGTCGGTCTTCTTGGACGTTCATTGTTTGGTTTGCAAAGTTAGGCACAAACCCACCTGCTATGCCCCCTAAGAACTTCTCAGTGTTATTAAGAGGGTCTTTTGCAACATTAAACAGGTTGTCAATCCCTTGAACGTAGGACTTGTTCGTAATGTTATTGGAGAATGCGAGTGCCAACACCCCAAATATTGTCCCTGAATCTTTCTCATCAAACTCGTTATATTCAAGCCCTTCGTTAATATCCGCAATAATTCCTAACATTGTGGCCATTGGGTCCATCCGTTGATAGCTGTGGATTCGGTCACCAATTCTAATTGAGTAAGGTTGATTATCTAGTAACCAAGCCTTCCGGGCGTTCTTTTCACGGGGCCCATACCCACTAATCATCTTTGAGGAGTCCTGGCTTCCAAGTATGTAAATTAAGGAAGCAGTGGTAGCAACTGACATTGCGATCTTCCCTTGAATCTCAGCGCGTTCTGTGCGATTCCCTTTAGTTAATCCCTCTCTATATTTAGAGCTAAGCATTTTTGTAGCATGGAAAGGAAGCCCAAACGGTGACCTTTCAATACCAAATTGAAGTATGTTAGTAGGGGTGCGAACAAACGGAACAACAGCAGTCATCCAAGGGTTCTGCACAATGATGTTTGAGAGTCCCTTAACGATGCTGTTATTGGAGTCTTGGGTATGTGTGTTAATCTTTGCCCCTTGCTCAGCACGGGCCGCCAGGGCCCCTCGGTTCCCAAAGTCAACTTCTACACCGTCCTCAGTAATGAAGCGTTTCTCTTCTTTTTGTTTCTTGATGTAGTTAGTGATGAAAGTCTCCCTTTCAGAGAACCTGAGGTTTTTCTTATCGGCTAGTTCCTTAGCAGTCATTACCAGGTTCTTTTCGTTAAAGACACGCCCAGTCTCAGTGATGTGTGCATTAACCCCTTTGTGGACATACTCCCCAAGCTGGTTACCTTTTAATCCCTTTTCTTTGCCTTTGAGGGCTAATTCGGTCATCACATAGCTTCGGTAAGACATCGCCTTAAACAACTCGTCCCCTGTGAGGAGTCCTCGTGAAGGTAGCCTTACAATGGTCCCAATGGTGTTTATAGCCGCCCCAAAGGCACCTGATCGGTCTGATTGGATTGCGTTCATGCTTTCTTTAGAATCATCAAACTGCCTTGAGTTAGGAATACTGATTGCCTCCCCAGACTTCGCAGCCCTTACCGCTAAGTTATACGAATCCATAATAGCCTTAGAGTCGAAAGCGTAGCGTAGGGTTTCCCTAGCAAGCTCAAAGTCTCCAGTTAATGCTGCACCCCCTGCTCGCTCTAGGGTCCGAAGTCCATAGGTAATAGCAGAACCAATCATGTTGACCTCAAAGGTAGATATCCCAGAGAGCAACGAGTTAATCCAATACTCACGGACAACATCAAACATACGTTTGCCCATTGCTTGCTTAACAATTTTGTTGAGTCCCGCTTCGATTCCATCAGCAGTGCGTGCTGTAAGAATTAGTTGTAGTAGCTTCTCTTGCCCCATGCTGCCTCGTCGGGCACTTTTGTAAGCCTGGATAGCCTCCGTGCTCTGCTCTTGGAGTTGTTGTAGTGAGTTATCAAACCTCTTGGACTTAACATCCCCATAAATAAACTTACGCTGAAGCATCGCTAATGAGGGGTAACGACCATACAGCCCCCAGAGACGCTGAGTGCTGACCATTAACTCCATCTGTTGGAGCACTTGGGCATACTTTACGTCATACATGTCCAGTAGCTCAGGGTCTGCGTTCTTCTGAGTTTTCTTAAGGATATCACTAGCCTCCTTGGCTAAGTTGTGAACGTCTTCTGCAATAAGGTTGTTAAGCATCTTGATTGCAAGTTGATCCTTAAGCATCTCATCAAAAGTCTCTTCAAGCTTCCCTCCTTTGCCCTCAAGCTCTTTGACCATCTTCTCAACATTGTGAGGATTGACCCCAAAGGCCTCGCTTAGCTCCTTATTGATTCTCTCTACGCTTTGCTTGGGGTTCAGTAGCTCACCCGCTGATGTTTTAGGAATTTTGTTATTCTTAGTAAGGAACTCTATCTGTTCCCCAGCCAAAGCCCTTGCAATAGTTATAAAGTCTTTCTCTTCTGAGATAGTCCTAATGACTCCTTTGATTGCGTCTACGCCCCCTCCTGGGCCTGCATCTTTGAGCGCCCGTTTAATGACTTCTGTAAGCGCATCTTCATAGGCCGCAGGGTCACTTGTTGCCGGGTCCATTGGGTTACCGTCTTTATCTACAACACGGCCAATAGGCACTTCGTCTTGTGGTTTAACCGCTTTGACCTTACCCCCACGAGCTTTTAGATATAGCTCTGCTTCCCTCTGAATGTTATCAGGAAGGTTCCTTAAGTTGATTTCTTTCTGAGAAGCATCCAGGAAGGTCACCTCGACATGGTCAGGGCGCCCGTTGCCCTCTTTTATCTCCTTGATGTCTAAGGTGATATTAGCGTCAGAGGCTGCTTGCCTTAAGAACTTACCGTTGCGAACTTGAGTGATGATTTGTTTCTTGTTTGTATCAAATGCATCCTCTCTTATTAGCTTCATTGCCTTGCCTTGCGCCAACTCTGGGGACTTAGCTTTGGCCTTAAAGGTCCTGACCTTCCCTGTTGGGTCTGTAACTTTTATCTCATAAGCTCCTTTACCTTTACCTTTACCAGAGGGTGTTATTTCAATGTCTGAAAATGACTTAACTCTAGTAGTTTCAAACTTATAATTATCAATGTTAACTTTATCATCAAACTTAATAACATTAGCTTTAACAGAAGCTTCACGGGCATCCCTTGCTTTTATAATAGTGCTATTAAAAATCTTATCTACCTCCCGCATCATAGCTTTGCTATCTTCAAAAGACACTCCTGCCTTTTTAAATGATTCTTCTAGTTTGCCTTCTGATACTCCGCGATATAGATCAGTCCCACTAAGTTCTTTGACTAGTTTTGCAAACGCTTTGTTAATCTTCACCCCATACTTGGTGGCGGTATTCATCAAGAACCCTAAGCCCTTTTCAAGCTTAGCGCCTGTCCCCGCCATACTCATTTGTTCAAGGCCACTGATCTCATCATAGGCATCTATAGGAGTATACTTTCCTGAAACAGTCTCAGGGTTTTTCCCTGACATTCTAAATGTTTGGTTGTCCTTAAATACTGAATTACTAACGGACAATACCTCATCAAGCATAGAGGATTCTTGAGGTTTAAAGCCAAGTATCTTAGCGATTAACTCTTTAAACTTTGTGTATACAGTCGCAGGTTTCTTGCCTTTAGTGATTGTGATTGAAGCTAGTTCTCTTTGGAACTGAGGGTCCATAAAAGCCTGTGTGACAAACTCATGGATATTACCAAGTCCATAGTTAGCCCCTTTACCCATGACCTCATCAGGAACTCCCGCAGCCCCTTTCTTACCCCCCTCGCGCAACAATGCTGATTGCCCCATACGGTCTACCGCTGTCAGGTAAAGATCCCCTAATTCCCTAATAGAAGCAGGCACTTGCTCCCCTTTTGCATCCTTGCCTGTTTTTACTAGTTTACCCAGTTCCTCTAAATATTTAGTGCCTTGGATATTGTTACCTTTTGCGTCCTTAACGGAAAAATTCTTATATATAATATCAGACGAAAGAGAGTGAACATATTCGTGAACAACTGTAGAAAGTTGGTCGTCATCATACAGCCTGACTCTTGATTGTTGGTTATTAACTTTTCCCTCATACCTAGCTCTCCCTTCTTTTCCTACTTCTATCTCTACCTTTTCTAAAGTATCTCCAAACCTATCTCTTAATGTTTTTAATACATTAACTTGGTTTATTGTTGCTTCGTTATATGTGCCTTTAGTCCCATTTATTGATGAAATTAATCTATCAACAAATCCTAAAGATCCCGTTTCTCCTTCAACTCTAAACTTACTAAGTTCAATTACAGCAGAATCATCACGTTGACGCGTGGCGTAATTATATACATCTTCAGCACTAGCTTTACGGCCTCCTGCGCCTGCTGTAGCAAAATCTATTCGCCCCGTAGCCTCATCAATAACAAAATCATCAAGTTTTAATCCCTTCTCTGTTATGAATTCTTCCATCTCCTCCGGGGTAGCTTTTTTAGCAGACTGCCCGTTGATCCCTGTCAGAGGGTCATCAAGTTTCCCGTATTCAAACTTAACAGCATCCTCACTTCCTTCCGCAAGCGCTTCATCTACAGCATCTTCCGGGGATTTACCTTCCGCAATCTTCTTGTTACGGTTCTTAATCAGCTTCACACTTGAAATAAACGGAGCAAGGATAGCCCCTACACCTGCCTCAATGAAGACACCCTCTAAGGCATTCTTAAAGCGCCCTTCAATCTCCCCATCTTCCTCAGCCGATTTGAGATACTCTGTGACTGGGTTCTGTAGTCCTGGGTATTGATACAAAAGGTTACTTAGTCGTTCTTCTTGGGCATCAAACATCAAGAAGTCGGAGGCCACCCCTGCTGCCAATCCGTCCCCAAACCTTTTTAACTTGGTATTCTTTGCAAGCTTACGTGCTTCTTGGTGAGATAGTTTCCCCCCTCTAGCAATCTTATTAGCTACGCTTGTTCCTAGATACTTCCTAGCGTTAGCTACGCGTCCCACTCTCCCTAATACGCCTACACCAGGAACAAACCCAGTAAGGAACTGTGACATGCCCTCTACTAAACTCCCTGCCATCGTATTGGAAGTGCCTAGTAGTCTTGTGTCGTAGTCGGGAAGCATATCACCTACCACGAAGTCGGCGAAGTCGTATAGCCCTTTGACACCCCCCTCAACGCCTCGAAAGGGGGCCGCAAGTGTGTCTGAGAGGGAAAAGAACTCCTGCTCTGGGGTTTCATCATCCAGTGAGCGCGCCCCTGCGCTAGCAAAGGCATCAAGTGAAGTGGGATCTATAGCCATGTTTGTTGTTGGTTACTTTTTAGAGTTTTGTTTTTTAACAGCACGCGTGACAACATTAAGAGTGTCCGCGTCCTTTTGGTTAAGTTGTTTCATCAGTTTTTTAACTAGTTTAGGCCACCCTGGATTAGTCTTGTTGACATCATTCGCTGCCCCTGCTGGTGCGTATTTTGTGGCAAGCTGGTCAACAGTAGTCAGTCCCGCATACGGGCCATTAGGATCAGCAAGGATCTTAGCCATGTGATTAATAGAGTCTTCAACTTTCGTAAAAGTCCTTACAATCTTCTTATCGGTAACTCCCATTGCATTCTTCTTGGTTTTAAATGCGCTAGATTTCCCATGCCCAGTCTCCACGATTGAGATGGCCATTAGGAACGCAGGATTAATATTATATTTAGCCCCTGCCTTCTCGTAGGTGCTCTTCAGGTTTTGAATGGGTTTCCCTATCTTACTGTCTTTAGGAATAGTTATTTTGTTAGTAACCGGGACTGCCGACTTAAGAGGTAACTCAAGCTGTTTGTCCTTGGGTTCTGGTTCTGGTGCGTCCGCTGGTGGTTCTTCTTCTTCTGTTGTAGATACCTTTGCGTCTATTTTAACCTCACCTTCATTTTGGGGCGCCTTTTTCTGTATTACCGTGTCCAACAGGGACTTTAAAATATCTTCCCCAGTGGGGACTGTGGGTATATCAGTCGTCTTTTCGGGCGTGGGCGTAGGTGCTGGTTGTTTATCTATGGTTTTCCTAAGAGGCTTGTCTTTTCTTTCAATCTCTTGTTGAAGCTTTCTTACCGTATCAGGCAACATTTCACCATTATAGTATTGTCGCGCTTTTTGTTGAGCTTCATCTAAGGTATCCACATCAGTCCCAAGTTTCTCAGCTATTCCTTGTAATTCTTCTTTATTATCATAATTAATAATAGTTAAAGCTCTTCCTTCCGGGTTTTCTCCTAGCAACTCTCGCTCAAAGTAAGAGACCCCATCTGGAGTATTTTGCATAATATCAACTCCCTCGGAAATAACTCCTTTTGCAATCGCATCAATAGTTTCTAAAGCACTAAACCCTACAAATTTTCTACTCTGTAGAATAGCGTTCCCTGTATGCCTTAAACTCATTAAGTCGTCCAAATTTCCATCCTTAGTAAATAATTCTTGGAAATGATTAAAATCAGCCACAAGGATAGGCTTAAGGTTTTTGTAGTTATCGCGAATGTTTGCAAACAAAAGAGGAGCATCGGCTGAGGTAGGTGACATTTTCCCTTCTTTATCTGGAAGGAGATAAGCCCCCGTAGCTAATCCTGACTCAAAAGCATTCAAATGAGAAGTGGTCAATGAGTGCGCCCTGTCCCCTCCCTGCACGCCTGGAACCAGTCCAATCAGTCGGTCCCATGCGCCCAATGCTGCCGTCCAGTTTTGCCCTTCTGCTCCAATTTTTTGGAAGGAATCCCCTCCAATATACACATTCTCGTTGGTGCCAGTGCGATAATAACCCCCTGGGCTAAATAGGTTCCCTGGCTCCTCCCTTATAATTCCAAGGTCCTTTCTCTTCTCCTTGTTCGCACTCGTGAGGTCTTCTACTTTCTTATTCCTTGCGGTCTTTTGCTTTACCACCTCGGCCCTCGCCTCTAATTCATTCTTATTATCTTCTATTAAATCTTTAAACTTAATATTAATTCGTTCAAAGGCTTTCCCTTGTTCCTCTAGCATTACGGTATCAAAGATTTTTTGCTTAGAGATTAATGTGTTATCCTCAGAGATCTCATAATCTTTACCCCCTATCCTGATTGAGTCTCCCTCGCGTGCATCAACCAACCGCTCAGCTAGTTCCTCTTTAAATACACTAAGGTCCCTCCTAAAGCCCCCAAGTAGCTCTACAGTTTTATATTGAGGGGACCCTACATTGAATGTATTTGGGGCGCTCGAATTGTATGCCGCTGCCTCTATATTTACATATTCTTTTAGAACATTGTAGATAGGGTCTTTTTTGACTACCTTCTCATTTTTGAGGTATTCGTCAACGACCTCCTTAACTTTCCCCAAAGCATGGCGGCCAAAAGCCCCCATGTCCACCGAACCCGAATCCCTTGCCATCTTCTCAACAAGATACACATCTTTATCCCTTTTAATGCTTTCCTTGTTGATTGCTAAAGTTAGCCCTGCTAGTTTCCTTCTTCTTTCGGTGCGCCCCGCTTCGGTGTTATCCTCTATGGACTCCACTTCCCTTTTTAAGTCTTCTTGAAATTCCTGCTTTTCTCCATAAGAAAGGTCTAGATACTCTTTGGACCCGAAGGTTTCTGTATATTGATTGAATGCTTCATTCTTAACCAAATTATCTTCTTTTATGACCTCTTGTCTCTCTACGAGTGCCTTATCCTCAAGCTCATCTTGTAGATTGTTGTAGTAAGTGTCTCCAATAGGGTCCTCAGCCCTAAGGGGCTCATTGCCCACTGTAATTCCTGAATCAGCAAGCTCTTCAAGTTTCAACTGAGCTAGGTCTGGTTTCATTGAGTTCACCCAAGTAGCAATGACGAGCTTCTGGTCAGCAGCAGTGAGTGGTCCGGTTTTTGCCCAGGCTTCTTGATACCTAGACTTCCGTTCTTCTTCGTTCACAATCTGTATACCTGGCTGCTGGGAAACCCTACTCAGTGCTTTAGCTGCCTGAGGGATAAGCACTTCGTTCTTATGAATGTCCGAGGCTTCCTTTGCAATCTGCACGCTTGCCTGGTTGCGGTATGCGGACGTGCTTCGCATAAACCCAGAGAGCATCAAAGGGTCAGCCATTGTGTCTGCGTTTTCCTCTTTGAATTTTGTAGTGAGTCCTTCAACAAACTCATTGATCTGCATTGGGCTTGGTTTAACACCTTTAACAACTACTTCATCCTCAATATACTTAGCTTTGTTCTCCTCGATAAAAGCCATATACTCATCAGACTTATCTGCCCCTATGAGTTCCTTGGCGTATATCTGGGCGACCGGGTTAAGCTCATAGCCATCCCCGCGTAGCTTACTGTTAAACTTCTCTTCGCTCTTAAGTCGTTGTGCTGCCAAGTCCTTTTCTTTCTCAGTCATCTGAGCAAAGTCGAGGCCAAACATAGTCTTCTGGAGGTCTGTTGAGGCCTGTTGGGCTTGCCCATAAGCCCGGATTGCTGGATTTACCTGCCCTAGCGTGGCGGCGAGTTTGCCCAGGGACGTCTGTGAGGCTGGCACGGGGGACTGAACGGCCACCGAATACTGTCCTGCCTGAAAAGGTTTCCCTGTGATTGCAGGCGCACTCAAGTTGAATGGCACCTGCTCACGGTCTGGCTTGGTAAATAAATCTCTGCGTTTCATTAATAATCTGTTTTAGGAGCCGAAGGAAGTTGACGGGCTTGAAATTGCTTAGCGTCTGCGTATGTCCCAAGGCTCGTTGTGGCTGCCCCTAGCATTGTCCCAAGGACGTTAGGAGTAGCGACAGGCTTGTTGATGTTGAGGTAATTCTGTTGAGTCTGTAGCCCAAGGTCACGGGCTCGCATATCGTAGGCTTGGTCAGCCAGGTATTGATTCTGTTCGATGGCAAAGTTGTGCTCACCTACTTGCCTCTCAAGGTCTCTCATCTCTGCCAAGAAGCTTCCTGACTGAAGGCTAATGCCTCCCTCAGCGGCTGATACTTCCTTACGCGCCATAGCCTCCATGCTTGCCCGGTTGGCCGCTGAGACCTCCTGGGCGAGCCGTAGCGACTCCGTGGCTTGTTGTGTGCGCATTGCAGATACCTGCTGACTGTAGCGGGCATTCTCAGCAATCGTAGCACGTCTCTGCGCCTTGGCTTGCATCGAAGCTTGTTGCCCTTGGGCGCCAATCGTAAGCATTCCCTGGGCAAGTGGACCGAAGATCGCCATGGTGCCTGCTGCGGCTGCTGCACCGCCTGTGACTGCCCCGCCGAGGAGCGCTGTCCCTAAGGGGGCTAACATTGGTAAACACATAGTAGTTTATTTTGTTGTAATGATAAATTCGTAGAATGGATGCGACGAGATCTCTACTTCTTGCAGAAACTTAGCGCCACAGAACTTCAGCCAACGGATGGCTTGTTTGTTGTCTTTGAGGACCACGTTAGAGGTGACCCCAAAGGGCTTGGAAAGGTGCTGGGCCCAGTCTCGAGATGCCCGGATGAAATGCTTCTTGTGCTTGGTGACGCCTATTGTGCCAAGCATCCAGATATACCCCCCATTCTCAGAGGGCCCTGAGCCAAACATAGCGAACGGCTCTTTGTCAGGCCCGAGTGCTGTGTAGGTCTTGTAGTCATGGGAAAGTGCCAGGTTCATCGCTTCTTTAGGAGTGTGGCCAAGGAGCTTACACTCAAGTGCATCATGGGCCCTTAAGTTGGCTTTGAGCTTGTTTGCATGGAACATTGTTGCGTAAACAATAGAACAATCACCATAGGTGTGCTTAGGCTCCATATCGACTCGATCGCGTGTGCAGGAAGGTTTCAAACTCAGCCGACTGGAAGTTACTAGGCATGGCGCCATCGTTCTCCAGTTTGATCTCTACGTTTTCACTAGAGGTAAACACAGGGGCCCTGAAGAAGCCGTCTTTGAGTTCGGTGCGATAGGTGCTCCCAGACCCCGTGAACGACTCAGGGAACTCATTGGTATGCTGTCCTCGTTTCTCCGGGGTCACCTTGACCTTATAGTCCGATGTGCGCGTATGGTAAAGCGATAGATTCTTAATGAACTGTTTGGCGGCAGCATTAGGCGTCCGTGCTTGCCCTGCCTGGCCTTTGAAGATCTGCTCAGAGAACGTGTAGGCGCTGGTAAACTCATAGCCTACCCACACTGATGTGTTGTTGGGCCATACACCTGTAGTGGTCACTGCAAGAGAAGAAGCGCTCCCTACAGTCGTGACAGTCACAGGGATCTTTACTCCCCTGTCCGTGTATACAGCAATATCAGAGGTGGCTAAGTAGGGACTATAAGAGGTGCCTCCCACTGTAAATGTGCTAATGTTCTCTTTAAGTGGCCTAGTGCTCCCTGCCGTAAACGTAGGGAACTTCACCTGGTCATTGTAAATCATGGCCGGGATGCGCATGTCTAAGTGAGTGACGTTGTCCTCTGGAGAAGTTGTGAGTGTTGTTGTCAATGCACTCCCGTTTAAGGCATATGTTGCAAGCCCTTCGTCTTCCCCATCAAAGTTCAAAGGTATACTGACTATAGAGGGGATGTTTGTTGTGGGATTAGCCACAAGCAGGTAAAGCATTGAGTCGATAAATTCAAAGCCTCTTATTTTCATATTAAAGTCCCACTTGAACCATGAGCTCAACACCTTCTTGTTCTCACTAAAGAAGTAGCGATACATGTAAAGAGACTGATCATCATCCTTTGACAGTATGCCCAATAGATTCGATGAGAGTGACCCAGAGAAATACGTGATGTCCTTAGGGATATACCGAGGGACTTGCTCAGTGATGTCTGTAGACTCATAGACGTCAGTAGTCTTGTTAAGTGCAAACTCTCGGATGCCCGTGTTGTTCCCTAAGTCAAATGGGTAATAGATATACGACCCGATCGACACAGGGTCAGTCTCATTGTTATACTCAAAGTTCGTGATGGGCTTCACTGAGACCGTCTTAGGGGTAAGTAGGTCTTCACCCTTCAGAACAAACTGCCCATTATTGGAGAACAATATGAGGTTCTCTTGGGATGCTGCGGCTGCTGTGATGTTAGTGACTCGGTCTGATTCAACGATGATGTCGATCGGGTCTGAGTCGAGAAGAGTTGTGACTGTTGTTCGACCAAAGTTATACTCGAAGACGCCCTGGGTGTTCTCTCGCCCTAGTCCTGCTTCGGAAAGGATTACGTTACTACCACAAACAAACCCTAAGCGATTCTTGAAGAACACACTGTTCTGGATTGTTTGGTCGGAAAATGAGGCAAAAGGATTACTTAGTTCGTCCCCTACGCTTCGTGGTGCAGTCTTGAGGTGGGTCAACTCAAACTTATTTACCCCTGTGTTAGTAATAAATAAAGGAAGACTTGTGGACTCATAGTTAAGCACTGTGTTTGGCGCTACCGTCTCAACCCAAGAGCCTGGCCCAATAGATTGGTTATCATCGTCTGTCTTGAACTCAACGTAGTAGTCGTCAGCAGCTAAGTCCCCATCACCTCTCACCTTGACTCGGACGCCGTTCTTAGCAAACAAAGGAAGATCAGTGATTGCACCTACTTCCTTGTATACGACTCCTAGTGCTCCTCCCCCAAGACCATCCTTGGCTTTTATCTTGAAGTCGCTTTGCTCGTTGTTGCTGGAATCTAACTTACGTTTAAGAACAATTAAATTACCATCACGTTCTAGGGTAAACTCTGCGTTTGTTCCTGCACCTATCCCAGGGAACTTGTCTTCAAATCCCCCGAAGGCGGCAGGTATATGCCCAGCTGAATAGTTAGGGCTCAGTGTAGAATTACTGTGTCCTCTTTGTAAAACTTCAGTAATTCTCGTAGTGTCCGCGTGATAGCTTTTAGTATTGTTCTCCGAGTAAATGGTTACATTTTGGGTGTTGTCATACTTAGTAGCTCCACCTAAACCTGGGGACTGCTCTAGTGTAACTGTTATTGTGACTGTATCACCTACATGGTGAGCAAAGTTTGACGCTCCTTGCTTTTTGAAAATAACAAACCGCCCTGTGTTCACCACCGAAGCAGTGCTTATAGTCCCATTTGCATTTGAGTTGGTGACCCTGACACTAGTGTCTTCCCCGCTACCTACAGACACATCATGGACATCATTGTTGTATGTTATTGTTGAAGGGTAAGAGGTAACCTTATACACATCATTTTCCGCATACCCAGAACCCCCATCAGGGATAGTAGCACTTGTTGAAGTTAAATAATAATAATTATGAAGCCCTTGTGTGTAAGTAAGGGAAAGCTGAGCAGAAGCAGGAGTCTCAGAGCTATAGTTAATCTCAAGGGAATACTCTTTCTCGTAGTCCCCTTGCTTAACAAAGATCAGTGCCTCTTTGTCTAAAGAAGATGAACGACTAGACTGGTCTGTTGTGACTGTGATATCCCTGTTAACAACGAACGTCCCATCAGCCACCGTAGTAGCTCTAAGTGTGTCCCGTGCTGTCTTAGTGCTGCCTGCGACATCAAGGTAAGTCCCAGCGGTTGTGTATCCACCTGTATGCACTACTCCATCTACCTCAATGCTCGCCTCGTCCCCACTGAGGACATTGTATACATAGAGCTTTGTGCCAGTATGCATCATTACATACCGCTCAGTTTCACTCCTGTTGATGAAGTGGATGAAGCTGTCACCGGAAAGGGTAAGGTCTGCCGCCCCCAGTCTTTGGACAAACCGGGTGCCATTCCGTTTTGTTAATCCATCAACAACACTACTCATGAAGTTAACCTGTGCGTCGCATTGTCCAGAGAACCGTGTGGCATCTGGCTGCTGGCTAACCCCTTGAATAAGGTTTGGTAATGATGTATTAATTAAAGGCATTATTAGAGTAGATCGTAGTTGCGGTTAACACCAAGGCAAGAAGCAACGTCATAGTTGTCAAAGATGGTCCTGTCAGAGCCCTGGCCGTCCATCTCTTCGAGGTTATATCGTGCTTTAAGTTCATCACGGAGAATCTGTTGCTCGAGCTCCTGAGACCCGACTGTGCGAGCCTGGAAGACCCTTGAGCCTTTGAGTGTGATGTATCTCCGTGCTTGCTCAGGGAGGTCTGTGAAATCTAAAAGAGACATCGAGCGAACGTCAATGTCGGCTGTAAAAGTGAATGTGTTGTCTGCACGGTTGAAGAGCTTACTGCCCCGTTGCACAATGTCCTTAGAGTTGTCTAAAGTATCTACGTGCAGGATGTCAGTAGCTAAAACAATCTCATTGCTGCCATTAGGGCTGAGCGTTTGTTTAAGGACCGTATTGAAGTGCCACCCCTCTGACTGAACCTCGCGACTAACTTCATCCAGCACTGTGATCGCGGTGACCGCAGAGATAGGCAGAGTGGAAGTAACAGTGATTTGAGTCACTGGGCTTTCCCCAATGTTACCCAGCATCGTATTGACGGCTTCGAGTTTTGTAGTGAGTGGCATAATTGTAAAAATGAAAAAATACCCCGTCCCCAACTTAATGAGGACGAGGTATGAATTTAATGGGTTGTGCTATTAGCTAGCAACAGATGAGGTGGTATTAACCACAACAGACGACTCAGGGCGAAGAACACCAAGGCCCATTGCATACTTAGCAACGAACAAGGTGGACTGGCGCTCAATGAGATACTCGGACTCAGTAGCGAGGTCGAGAAGCTTAACGCAACCAACAGCAGACGCATGCCCAGCAACGAAGCCGACATTTCCAACGTCAGCACCTGACTGAGTAGGCGCAAGACCAGTGAGGTCACCGTTGTAACCCGCGTCGTCGTTGTTAACAGCCGTGTTCGCAAATGGAGAGTTCGCGGCGTTTCCGTCATCCCCGTTCAAGGCACCGACTTGGACTCCTTCAAGGTGTGGGCTCTTGTAGAGCTTGATTCCTGCAACTTCAAGAATACTACCTTTAGCAGCATCAGCAGAGCCACTCGAGGTGTCCTTGTTGATTGCTACGTTGTCAGCAGTAAGCAACTTGTAGTATTGGAACGGAGTCAGGATAGCGTAACGACCATCAGACGGGACTTCCTTCTCGTCAAGTGAACGAGCACACTCAAAGAGTGCTTCAACAAGTCCTCCAGCAGTCATAGTGTCTGCATCAAGAAGCTGAGTTCCTGTGTCTCCCCCAGTGTAGTTCGCAGTAGTGGTGAGACCAGCAGCAAACATTGTCTTAAGGATCTGGATGTCCAGACGCTTAGCCAGTGCCTTGCCGAGCTCTTTACCGTAGATGCTACGGAGGTCGTAGTGGTTC